ATTATAGTCCTTACCTACTACTACTATACCTGTTTCATCACTATTTGCATTAGCTGTAACAGCAGGGTCAATTGCAACTATAATCTGTGATAAATCTCTATCTTCATGTATTCTTGCTTTATCAATTAAGTTAGAGTTCCATAACGCACCCTCAAAGTCCTCAATAATCTCTGCGTACAGTTCTTGTCTTCCTAAATTTGTGCCTTCATATCTTTCTCTAAGCATATTCAATGCAGACTCAGCTAAGTTTGCTTTGTTTTCAAATGTAGAACCACTTGTCACATAGCAATCATTTCTTGATACTAAATCTTTGATAAGTTTGCTTGGCTTTGGTGTTGTTGTTATTACGCACTGTGGATTATCACCTAATCTTAGACCAAACATAAGTTGATCAAAAGCTTCAGGATATCTCCAAGACGCTATTTCATCACACCAAGCCCTATGATATTGTGGTCCACGAAGCCTTTCAGGTTCTTGTGCGGCATAGCCTGTTATCTTTGACCCATTCCATAATCTAATTTCACTGACACTAGATGAATATCCTTTCTGATCATTAGATTTTAAAAAGCATTCTTTAGGTATAACACTCAATAGTCCACTTTCTCCACCAAAACAAACTCTTCTAAGATCACCATGTGTAGGAGCAACTACAGCACAATTAACATTTGCATTTCTCATAGCATATAATGCTATATCTTCTGCACCACATCTTGTCTTACCAAAACCCCTTCCTGCCATCACAAGCCATATTAGATATTCACCCTCAGGTGCTAATTGTTTGATACGAGCAGTTTTAAGCCAATTAGTGTAATGGGTCGCTGTCGCTGTTAAGGCGTTCTGATTTAACTGTGTCCAGTAATTCCATAATTGAGTTGAAGGCTTCTGCTTCTTTGACTGTTGAGTTGACATTGATATTCTCTGTTATTTCTCCCATTGAAATCTTACCTAGCTTTTGTGCAGTCAGTAATGCATTACACAAAGATAGAAACTGTGTTGGTTGAAGTGGTTTACCACCCATGTTCATAGCATCTTCATTGATGTTTAAATAAAAAGTTACCTGATTAATCAACTCATTAGCTTTTAATAAAAGAGTATCATCAAACTTAATAGATTCTTTGGCTTGTTTTTTTGCTCTTTGTTTATTTAATTCTTCTTGAAGTTCTATGTTGTATTGTTCTCTAAGTGCTTTCCAAGCTTCAGATTGTGATGCTCTATAAAGGGTAGCAGGTGCTACATTGTACTTTTTGATTAAATCTTCAATGCTAAAATGTTTTCTCTCACCTGATTTTAACTCTATCCCCTGAACAAACTCAGTTCTTAACTGTGTTTTCAGCTCTTCTGTTAATTTGGTTCTAGTCGTTTTTTTAGTCATTACATATCGGATATTATCACAAATTAATCCAAAACGTAAAATGACCATATAAATTAACTATTCCAATTTGGTTTAAGATGTGTTATAATGGTATTAGGGCGAAGTATTTTTAATAAATTGAAAAAGGAGAATCAAATGAAAAAAAGATACAAAGAGCTTCCATTACATAAGGAAGCAAAAAAGAAGAGAGACATTGTAAGATTTTATAATGACCCTCAAAGGGCTAATAGATTATCTCATGGCTATCATCATTTCCAAGTTGGTCAAATAGGTTGGAAGTGGGTAAAGATTAGACCTGCTGTTCTTAGCACTTACAGAGAAAACCATTGGACGAAAATCAAAAGGTCTACTTGGGATAAAATTCAAACATGCAAAACCTTCAAAGTATTGGAGGTAGCATGAGGGATAAACAAAAACAAAAAGTCTATGACTGGGAAGATTCTCAGTCATGGATGGTTAAAGAAAGTTATCTTTCACAAGATCAATGTCATGCAGTAATCAAAAGACTTAATAAGATATATAAGAAGAACGTCAAGTTAAGATTTAGAAATGGGCGTGGTAGTTGTTGGGCTTTTAATATGAATGATATTTTAATTCGCAATGAATGGGGAAGGTCTTATGCAGTTCTCCTACATGAATATGCACACTGCGTTTCTAATGATAGACACAATGGTAGATTTGTTTCTGAGTATTGTTTGCTTTTACATCACCTTCATCCTGATCAACCTAATATTAAAGATTTGGTTAAAAGTATGAATGACGCGAATGTTGAGTTTAGAGATTTTGAAAGAACTCTATCTAGAAAAGTATTAAGCAAAAGACTAAAGCCATTTAAAGCTGTATGCACTACTCCCATACCTGAGCCTAAAAGATATATTAAGAAAAGAACCTCACCTAAACAAAGGGTGAAAAAACTTTTAGATAAGTGGGGTGAGTTCTATCATATTAATGAATACGAGTTTTACAGAAACAAGTTCGTAAACATAAATGAAAAAGAATACAGTGGTGAACTTTATACATGGAAAGAAGTGGAAGAGTGTCTACTTGAAGCGATTGAACAAAGACTACATGAACACGAAGATTATCAATGGAAGGAGTAATAAATTAATTCTTAATCCAATTTGTATTGACTTAAATATTAATTATGATTATCTTAACAAACCAAAATAAAAAACAACGAGGGAAAGAACTATGTCTATAGAATGTCTGAACAAAGCACTGAAGATTCAATTTGAAGGTCAAACACCAACTAAGAGATTAATCTTAATCTTACTAGCTAACTACTGTGATGATCAGAATAGTTGCTATCCTAGTTATACTCATATTGCAAAGTTAGCAGGTCTAAAAGACCCAAAGCATATTGCTAAGATTGTAAAAGAGTTTGAGAGTCTAGGTCTTCTAAAAATACAAAGAAGGTTTAAAGATGATGGAGGTAATACATCTAATAGGTACTTCCTGACCCTTAGGTCTACAGACACCCACCCTCATGGTCTAGAGACCCCCACCCCCCCTAGTCCACAAACCCCTAGCCTACTGGTCTCCACACCCCCCAATACTAAAGAAGACACAAAAGATAATACTAAAGATAATACTAAAGCCTATGATTCTGATTTTAAAAGCTTTTGGTCTTTATATCCAAGAAAGGACAATAAGGCTAAAGCAGAAGAATCTTATAAAGCTATATTGAAGAAGTTTAGACATGAGCAGATGATCACTTATTTAGAAAGTTATAATAATGATATAGAGTTTCAAAAGAAAGATAAGAAGTTCATTCCCTTCTGCACTACTTGGTTAAATCAGAAACGCTTTTTAGATTACGAAGATTATAAGATGCAAGAGATAACCACTGAAAGTGAAAAAACAGTTAGTGGAAATTGGTTTGACGATTTAGAAGTAGGTTAGATTAAAGATAGAAATCATTTGGCTCTACTTCACCCTTTGTATATTCGTGTATAGCAACCATTTCTGCCTTTCTAGGAATTCTATATTCAAGAACATATTTTGATAAACCACCTTGTGATAATTTATGACCAGTTTGATCTTCCATTTCTTGAATAAACTTTTCTTGTGTTAGTTCTTTTGTTTCTAAATATTTTTTTAATTTCATACGTTTACCTTTTATATATTTTATATTGTATTGAAAACCAATTTGGATTATACTCTGCCTTATAACTTTTAACAAACTATAAAATGAGGACATAAAATGAAAGAACCTAAACTTCAATTCAACAGAGAAGAACTTTCCATAATTAGACAAAAACTATCTGAAAGTTATTTAGAGCAGGAACTTATGTCAGCAGAAATTGGACTTATTAGAGCCAAAGAAGAAAATGCTTCTGAAAGAGAAGTTATTTCATGGAAAGGTCATATCACTAATATAAAAGAAAAAAGAAAAGTAAATAAAAATCTTATTACAAAAATAAACAAGTATTTTGGATTTGACAATGAGTAGCAACAATCCATTTGACCAATTTGATATAGAGCATCTTTCAGCAAGTTCTATTAATCTTTATATGCAAGACATACCACTTTTTATAGTTAGGTATCTTGCCAAGCACAAATCACCCACCAACTCTGCAATGCTTAGAGGAACTGTTATAGATCATGCTATAGGAGAGAAGCACAGCGTCAAGGAAGCACAGAAAGAGTTTATGAGTCTTATGAACTACCATAAAAAAGAAGGCGTTACGTTTGACGAGGTCAAAGCAGAAACAGAATATAAAAACATAGAAAAGTATTTAGAAGTTGGCTTACCCTTTTATGAAGAGTTAGGTGAGCCTGTAAGTTATCAAAAAAAGGTAGAACTAGAGTTTGATGATCTACCAATACCAGTTATAGGGTATGTTGATTTAGAGTATGAGAATTGCATTAGGGATATAAAGACCACTGCAAGAAAACCTTCTGAATTACTACCACAAGTTCAAAGGCAGATAGCAATTTATGCTACTGCGTTGGAAAAAGATCGTGCCTATGCCGATTATCTTTATGTAACCAAAACGAAAGCAGAGGTTATAACCCTAGAGGTAGACGATATAGACATGAGATTAAACGAGGTGTACAGGGTCGCATCAGCAATGATGAACCTTTTACAAAATAATGATATTTATTCTTTAGTAGATCAGTTCTATCCTAATCCTGATTGGATGTGGAGTTTATCAGATATTGAATTTGCTAAAGACTTATGGAGAATAAAATGACAACTACTGATACATTAGTAAATGCTTTGGTCAAAGCACAACAAGAAATTGACCATGTTGTACAGGATGGAAACAACCCATTTTTTAAAAGCGATTATGCTACTTTAAAAGAGGTTATAGATTCTGTGAAAAAGCCACTTAATGACAATGGAATACTTTTGCAACAAGAATCACATGATTGTGATAATGGTGCTTGTGTAGAAACTATATTTTATGGTCATGGTGGAAAATTATCTTCAGGTAGAGTAACAATACCTGCTTCTAAACATGACCCACAGGCATATGGAAGTGCATTAAGCTATGCAAAAAGATATTCGCTTCTTATGGCTTGTGGTGTTGCAACAAAGAAAGATGACGATGATGCAGAAATGGCTATGCAAAGAAATAACCAAAAATCTAAATCGCTTTCACCAAAAAACAAGGCTAAGTTTAATTTTGAAAAAACAGGTGGAAAAACTTTATCAACTAACGATATAGAAGATTATCTTTTGATCTTAGCTTCTAATTTGAAAGACCCTGATAATGTTCTACACAAGAAATCGTTTGCAACTAATAAAGCAAACATACAGGTAGCGTTAGCATCTACTAGCGATGATGATACTAACCACACTAGATTAAAGAAACTTATTAGTCTTTACGAGGTAGCATAATGATAGAAGTACCACAAAGTATTAAAGATAAGCCTAAAAGCAAACTTACTATAGATGATTGCGTATTCCTATGTCTTAGAAAGGGAAAGTATATGAGCTTTTGGCATATACAAGGAATGATTAAACAGAATGTTGGTAAGTTTTATGGCGAACCTACAATCTCAGCTTCTATAAGAAATATGAGAAAAGACTACTGCAGGGAAGCTTACGGGCTTCCCATGTATGGAGAAGTCATAGAAAAAAGAAAGATTTGGAATAGCAAAGGTTACGAATATAAATTAATTACTAAAGGAGAATAGAATGGGTGAATATGTAAAAAAAGACCGTAAAGGCACTATGTGGAAAGAAAATAACTGTAAGGTAGTTTGGAAAGGGTCTATGCACCACAAAGAAAACCCTGAAGACCCTAATGATAGAGGTCAAGACAAATACTACAGTATTTTAAAAACTGTAATGAAGGACAAGTATGGAAATGAGAAATCTAAATATGAGCTTGTTCAATCTGTTGGGTTGTTATATTTGAAAGATGAAAACTTTAATACTAATGGTAATCCACCTGATATTGGTGGTCCTGTTACAGTTGATCTTGGAAGTGGTCAGACATCAAGTCAAAAATTTGGTGGATGGTTGCAGACAAATGAGGAAAAAGGCACTAAGTATCTTAGCGTTGGACTTGTAGATTCTACTAGAAGTAAAGAGCAAACATCTGATGAAGAAATATTTCCACCAAGCCAAGACTTTGATGATGATCAAGTTCCTTTCTAAATGAAATATCTCTCTATATGTAGTGGAATTGAAGCCTGTTCTGTAGCTTGGCATCCATTAGGATGGGAAGCTATAGGATTTGCTGAAATAGAAGAATTTAGGTCAGAGGTGTTAAAATATCATTATCCTGAGGTAAAAAATTATGGGGATTTCACAAAAATTACAAAAGAACAAATCGGATGTCACGCAGATGTCCTTGTGGGAGGAACTCCCTGTGCAACATTCAGCATTGCAGGACTTAGGAAAGGTCTTGATGAAGACAGAGGAAACCTCGCACTTGAATTTATTAAACTCATTGAAAGAGTCCGTCCCACATGGGTTATTTGGGAAAATGTCTTTGGAGTCTTGTCATCTAACAAAGGAGAAGACTTTGCTACCTTTCTCGGAGCATTGGCTCAACTCGGGTATGGGTTCGCCTACAGGGTTTTGGACACTCAGTATGTCAGAACACAACGCTATCCAAGAGCAATTCCTCAAAGAAGAAGGCGTGTCTTCGTTGTCGGACATATTAGAGACTGGCGATATCCTGCAGAAGTATTATTTGACAAAGAAGAGGTGTCAAAAGATGCTAGACCGATCAGAAGAAAGAAAAAAACCATTGCCAAAGAATCTAAAGAAAGCACTTATAGAGAATACGAAGAACCATACATAATTAGAGATAGTCATACTAAAAGTAATGGTAAACCATATAAAAATGATGGTTCTAGTTTTACTTTAACAGCTTCAGATAGATATTCTGTTACTGTTTTTGAGACTAGTAGTCCTGATAAAACAGCAAGAATACAAAAAGAAGAAATTAGCCCAACGCTTACAGCAATGACTGGTGGCAATAGACAACCATGTGTATATGTAGAATTAAAAGATGTAAAAACAGAGTTAAGACAAGTAACTCCTATTGAAGCAGAAAGACTTCAAGGATTTCCTGATAACTATACACAAATACCATATAAGGGAAAAGAAAAAGAAGATTGTCCAACATCTAAAAGATATGAAGCTGTTGGAAGGTCAATGTCAATAAATGTTATGGAATGGTTGGGAACAAGAATAGAAGAGGTGCATAATAAATATGAAAGATAATAAATTTGATTTTAGTAATGTAGAAGATTTTGACAATCATATTAAATTGTCTATACCTAACTTTGAAACATTAGATACAATTTTCAGTTGTATCACAAAAGAATTTGCACAACCTGAAAGTTATGTTCTAGATTTGGGCTGTTCAACAGGAAGATACCTGCATAATTTGGATAAAATTGAAAACACAAATTATGTTGGTTTTGATATTGTAAATTTTAAAGACAGAAGAGATGGATTTGTATATGAAAACTTAGATATAGAAGATGCTCTTATAGAATACCTTGATAAAAATGTTTCTACTATTGTATGTATGTTTATGTTGCAATTCTTAGGTCAAGCAAAACGAAACAGGGTTATAAGTCTTTTAAAAAAATATATTGATAAAGGTACAATCATATTATTATCTGAAAAAGTATATTTAGAAGATACAAGACTGCAAACACTAATACATAGATTACATATTCAAGAAAAAAGAAAAAACTTTAGTGATAAAGAAATTTTAGATAAAGACAATCAATTATCAGTATCAATGTTTTGCAGGACACAAAAAGAATTAGATAAAGAACTAAATAGCATTGGTGATACCACAAAAATTTGGCAATCATATAATTTTATGGGTTATTTTATTAAGAATCATTGGTTATATAAAGATTAATGTCTAAAAGACTTACCAATCAGAAACATCTTATGTGGGTTAGAACACTGCCTTGCTTTATAAGTAGGGCAGGTTTCTTGTCCTGCAATGGTTCTATACAAGCCCATCATTTATTAAAGCCTAGTGATGGAAAGCGTGGTTGGTCTTTAAAAGCAGGTGATGATCAAGTAATACCTTTGTGTGTTTTTCATCATGCACAGCTACATACTAAGTACGGAAATGAATTTAAATTTTTTGAAAAATATGGATTTAGGAAAACAGCAGGTCAGGAATATGCAAAGCAATTATATGAAGGAAATCAGAACTGGATAGACGAAGATACAGAAGATGATTTACCCTTCTAAAAATACTTGCACATATTCCAATTTGGGATTATACTAGGGACATAATAAATTGATACTCACAGAGTAAGGAAAAATAAAATGAAGAAATTAACTAGAAAACAAAAAATATTTAATATAAAAAAAGCCTTTATTGAAAACAATAATGGAAAAGGTTATCAACACTTTTTTAAAGATAATACACAAGGTGACTTGAATGAAGCACCTTCTAATACACAATATCATGACTATGCAATAGTTTCATATTTAGATGATAACTACAAAGGAAAAAAAGAATTTAGAATACTTGCAGGTCAAGAAGAAACTAAAAAAACATCTAATAATAGAATTAGAACTAATCACGAACCATTAGCATGGTATTTAAACACTGAAGAAGCTGAAAATCTAATATGTTTGTTAGAAGCATTCATTGAAGTTGAAAATCAAGAAGGAGATAAATAATGACTAAGATAGTAGGAAACCAAAACGCTAAAACATTCCATCTATATATTAAGAAACCAACCGACAAGGATTGGTTTCAAAGGATGCGTTCTAATCAATATGGAATGATTGATGATCAGTGCATGAAATTCAAGAAACAAGGCTTTCAAACTAAAATAATATCTAGTGATTCTTATAGGGTTGCTAAGAAACAATCACAGGGGGTTTCATAATGTTTTATAACAAAGAACAAGTACAAGAATTGAATGACGAACTAGGCGAAATGGAAGTGTGGGAGTATATGCGTTCTAAGAATGAATTACTTAACATAATAGAAAGGCGTAGGCTGTTCAATAAAACGATTGGTGAGACACCTGAGAGTGTCCTAAACGCATATATAAACCTAAAAGAAGAAGAACAAGCTAATGACTACAGGAGTGCAATGTGAAAAAACTATTTTCTAGATTAGATAAATTTATTGATAGAAAGTGGAGAGAAACATGCTCTGTGCTTTTTTATTTAGCAGGAATAAAAGTTGAAGAAGATATAGACTGGTTAAACATGCACAACAATATGGTGGAGGATAAAAACAAAGATGAGTAAAGTTACTTTTATAAAAGATTACTTAAACAGAAATAAACCTGTTTCAGAACAACTACAGGATATGATTATAGAAGTGCATAAAGAGATAATAGAAATGCATGAAAAATCTATTCTGAATTACCAACAACATAAAATATTGCTTGGTAGATTAAATGAAATTGTTAATGACAAGGAGTCAAAAAATGAAGATTAGAAAATTAGAAGAAGTATATAATCCAAACAACTGGGTTTGGGGTGGTTGGCATTACAACGCAAGAACCAATGTTATAGAACTTTTTGATAAACAAGAAAAATATTGCTGTGTAGTTGATTTAAACAGTTTAAAAAATGCTAGTGATGTCTTAGCAATAATTTTATACATGAAACCAAGAATAAAAGATGCTGAAGATTTTAAAGATATGATATCTGCTCTTGAAGAGTTTAAAGGTAATTATAGAAGTATATTATGCTAGTATATTTTAATAGGGGGAAGATTATGAATAATTTTAATTACGATGATGAAGCACCATATATTGTAAATTTCAATAGATGGTATCATATGAACACAGTTGAACGAGAAATGTATAAAGAAGAAAAAATGCCTTTTGATAAAGCTGAACTTACTTTTAAAAAGATGTGGGGTTTTAAAAAATTAGAAGAAACAGTTTTTGTTAATTAGATTTTTTCTCACTTGAATACTTAATATTTAAACCTGCTAATGTGCATAGTCTGTTTTTTTCATCTAGACCTTTTTCAGTAAGATCATAACTCTCACCATTAACTTTTATATAACCTTCTGTTATTAGGTTTGTTAAAAGTTCGCTTGGCATATCTTCACCAAACATGATTGTAAGTATTGAACCTAGTCTTTTTGTTTGTGTTTTACTTAACCCCATACTTTATCTATATCCTGTGTTTCTTCTGTTCTTTTTAGGTCTCCATACAAAAATAAAAAATCATCATACTCTTTTTGTGTCTTGTATTTTTTCTCTTGAAGATAGAAGGCTAATGCTTTTTTTATAATAATATGCTCTCTTTCATCTAAATAGAAAAGACCTTCTTCAAATTTTTCATCTATTTTATCTTCTGATATCCTCATGATTTACTCCTGTATTTTAGATGTGTTCCCAGTCATTACCCTCAAATAATAGTGATTCAGCTAATCTCCTTCTAGTTAGACCTTCAAGAACCTTGCCACCTGCTTTATTCCATCTTTTAATTTGTGCAGGAACATCTTCATATGCACCTTTGTTTAAAACTTTAAGCATAGTTGATGCATTCAGATTTGCACCACCTAGATTAAATGTCCAAGAAACAAGTGCATCAAATTGGTGTTGTGACAATGGCACAGTCACAGCTTTATCTATTTCTTCTTCAAATACTGCAACATCTTTAATTAATAATTTTTCAGCTTCGTCCTGTGTTATAGACATGCCCTGTGTTATGAGTTTAGTTGAACCATATCCTATAGTCCAAACACCTGCTGAACATTTATAAGATTCTAATTTACACCCTTCAAACTTCTTGATAAGTGCTATTCCTTCTTGTGATATTTTCATATTATTCTCCCCAAGTTCCGTCTTTTTTAACTTTTGCTTTTTTTGTTCCACCCCAGTATTCAACTGCGTGTCCTTCTTTAACGAGGGCTTGGCAAATATCTTTCCCATCTTTTGTAAAAGGTGTTGCAAGAATTCGTCCATATTTTCCCTTTCCATGTGATTGTATTACTAATTTTTCAGCACATAATTGTTTTAATCTTTCTTTTGCTTGAAGACCAAGTGCCTTTTCTTCTAAATTTCTAGTTCTTGACTCAGGTGTATCTATTCCATTGAGTCTACATCTTTGTTTGTGTAACTTTACGTCAAAGCCTAAATCAAGAGTCACATCTATGGTGTCTCCATCTATTACCCTTTCTAGTATAGCGTTGTATACAAATGGTGTGACTGATTTAGACATAGCGTTTTATTGCTTGGCTTTACCAATATTAAGAGCAAGTAATTCTAAGATTTTATATAACTTAGCTATCATTGCGTCATCTTTTGGTGTAGGTGTTAAAGCACAAATGATTGATGCACCGCATACAACACCTGTAATTATACCTAGCCATTCTCCTATCATTCCCATCATATTAATATCTCCTATAATGAATGAATCTAAATGGTATCAAATTATTTGCTTTCTGACACCTTTTCTTTAGGCTCATCCACTTTGTCATATTCTCTATAAAATTCAATAATATGTAAGGTTTCTTTTATATAGCGTTTTATCTCTGCCATATTCATAGATAAATTTTCATAATCTTTAGAGGTTAAAGAATAATATGCTGTTTCAGGTGCAGAGCCTGAATGTAAGTTTGATAGGTACTCTTCCATTATACGAGGGGTTAAAATTTCCCAGTCAATATCCGCCATAGATAACTCTATTGGGAGTGGTGGATGATACATAGGGGACGGCTCTGCAATCGTTATTACTTCAACAGGTTTGGTTTGCGTTGGCAACATAGAACACGCTGTAAAGTAGAAAAGGGTAAGGCTAACTATTATTAGATTCTTCATCATCAAATTGGCTAGGATTAGTTAATGCTATTAATTCTTCTTTGACTTTTTTAGTTCCTTTATTGACTATGTTTTCTATTAGCTTTGGTTTTGCTAGTGCAAGATTATCAAGATCATGTTTTGCAAAAGTGTTTTTAAGTTTATTAACTTCTCTTTGTGCTTCTTGGTTTTTTGCAGTTAGAAGATTAACTTGCTCTTGTGTTTGTTTTTGCTTTGTAAGATGTTGCTTTATAGATTCGTTTTGTTGTTTTATAGAGCTTTCTAAAGCTATCTGATTGCCTTTTAAAACTGATATTTGATCTTGGAGTCTATCTATATACCAAAAGCTACTTGATGCTGTTGCTAACAAGAGTCCACCTAGTATTAATGATAGTTTAAATCCCATATTGGGATTTTATAG